CCTCAAGATGATGTCGGCGGTGCAGGCGCGCATCCACTACTCGATGAAGCAGGAGTTCAAGCTCCTCAAGCACATCATCGCTGACTATACGCCGGAGTCTTACTCCTACGAGCCAGAAGAAGGTAGCCGCAAGGCCAAGAAGTCCGACTACGACAACGTCGATGTGCTGCCGGTAAGCGACCCTAACGCTGCCACTATGGCGCAGAAGATTGTCCAGTATCAGGCAGTTATCCAGTTGGCGCAGGGTGCGCCGCAAATCTACGACATGCCTTTCCTGCACCGCCAGATGTTGGAGGTGCTGGGCATCAAGAATGCTCAGAAGCTTGTGCCCCTAAAGGACGACGACGACCGTAAGCCGCGTGATCCGGTTAGCGAGAACATGGACGTCCTGAATATGAAGCCGGTCAAGGCGTTCATGTACCAAGACCATCAGGCGCATATTACCGTCCATATAACCGCGATGCAGGACCCCACGATCCAGCAGCTAATGGGCCAGAACCCGCAGGCGCAGCAGATGATGGCCGCCATGGCAGCGCATATCCAAGAGCACGTGGCGTTTGAGTATCGCCGTCAGATCGAGCTTCAGGCAGGCGTCCCGCTGCCACCACCAGATTCGGATATGTCGGAAGATGTTGAGCTTCAGGTTTCGCGTCTGGCAGCCGCTGCCGCAGGCCAGCTTCTCCAGAAGAACCAGTCCGCAGCTCAGCAGCAACAGAGCCAGCAGATGGCTCAGGACCCCATTGTGCAGATGCAGATGCAGGAGTTGCAGCTTAAACAGGGCGAGCTCCAGCTAAAGCAACAGAAGCTTCAGATCGACGCCGCTGAGAAGACGGACCGTATGGACGTGGAACGCGAGCGCATCGCCGCGCAGAAAGAAATCGCTGGCCTCCAAGTTGGAGCCAAGATTGCAACGGATAAAGCTAATTTGTCCGCCAAGGAGCAAGAAGCCGGGCTTCGCATCGGCGTGCAAGTCGCCCGTGAGACCTCGCAGATGGCACAAAACGCAGAGAAACCCCCTGTTTCCAACGCACCACTTAAGGAAAATGAATGAGTACAGTCTTACTACACCTAGCTCACAGGATAGACGAAGCGTGCAAGGACATCGAGCGTGACCTTGCGATGGGTAAAGCGTCCGAGATTGGTGACTACAAGTTCGCCTGTGGTCGGTATCGCGGCCTTCTGACCGCTAAGGATATTATTATCGAGACAGCCCAAAAGCTGGAGCAAGATGATGACTGAGATCGTAGGTATTGCGGCCCCCACCCTCGTTGGCGTGGACGGCAAAGTGCTTAACGCACCACTCAAAGAGCCTGAAGTTCCCGTCGAGGACCGGGCTAAGCAGCTTCCCGACCCACAGGGCTATCGCATCCTGTGTGCCATCCCCGACATTGAAGAGAAGACCACGGGTGGCATCTTCAAGACCGGTAGCATGATTGAGCGGGAAGAACTCCTTACGACTGTGCTGTTTGTCGTCAAAGTAGGCCCTGATGCCTACGCTGACGCAAAGCGGTTCCCCTCTGGCCCGTGGTGCGAAGAAGGCGATTTTGTCCTTGTGCGCCCCAATGCGGGCACTCGGGTGGAAATTCATGGCCGTGAGTTCCGCATTATCAATGACGATAGCGTGGAAGCAGTAGTCGAAGACCCAAGGGGTATTCGGCGCAAATAAACGGGCTTGCCCGTACAAAAGGAGACGTAATCATGGCTATCCAGCCAGACGACGAGTTTGAATTTGAGATCGAGACTGACGAAACCCCTGTTTCTGAACCGCGAAGTAAACCCGATATTGAAGTCGAAGACGACACTCCGGAGCAGGACCGTGGGCGCGAGCCTATGCCTAAGGAGATCGTGGACGAGCTCGAAGCTGATGAGCTTGAGGAGTATTCGGAGAAGGTAAAGCTTCGCCTTAAGCAGATGAAGAAGGTCTGGCACGACGAGCGCCGTGAAAAGGAGCGCGCGTTCCGTGAACAGCAGGAAACTCTTAGCGCTGCTCAGCGTTTGTTTGAAGAAAACAAGCGACTGAAGTCTACGTTGAGCGACGGCGAAAACCACTTGCTGTTGAGTTATAAGCAACAGACAGAATACGAACTTAAAGAGGCGGAGCGGTTGTACCGTGATGCCTATGAAGCGGGTGATGCAGATCGTGTTGTGGAGTCACAGCGCAAGCTAACTGATGCAGCGCTCAAGATGCAGCAGCTTAATAATTATCGCCCTACTTTACAGGCCCCAGAAACTGAGGTACAAATTCCGCAAGGGCAGGCTAGTATCCAGCAACCTGACCGTACGACGATGGCGTGGCAAGAGCGCAATCAATGGTACGGCACAGACCCGGAGATGACTGCCTCGGCGCTCGGGCTGCACCAAAAGCTCGTAAACGAACGAGGCCAGCAGTTTGTTGGCTCCGACGAATATTGGACGACGGTTGACAAAACAATCCGCCGTAGATTCCCCGATTATTTCGGGGGAGACGAAGTGGCTAACGGTGACTCCAGAGCTGTCACACGTGAACCTAGGGCTGCTTCCGTTGTCGCTCCCGCTTCTCGTAGCCGATCCTCCAAAAAGATTAGGCTTAGTACAACCCAATTGGCTGTGGCCAAGAAGTTTGGGCTGACTCCCGAGCAATATGCTCGCGAAGTAATGAAGATGGAGAATTGATATGACGGATCGTAGCCTTATGGACGAGTTGAACGCTCAGACTTCATCCAGTCGTGCACCTCGTAAAACACGTGAACAGTCGGAGAGGCCCAAAGTATGGCAGCCGGCCTCGTTGCTGCCAGAACCGGATCAACAGCCGGGTTATTCGTACCGTTGGATTCGTGTTGCTTCAGCAGGTAAAGCAGACGGCCAGAACCTGATGTCAAAACGACGTGAAGGTTGGGAGCCGGTCCGTATCGAAGAGCAACCACAGTTTGATGGCATGACCGACCCAGACAGCCGCTACAAAGACAATATCGAGGTAGGTGGGTTGCTGCTCTGCAAAGCCCCGAATGAGATGATGCAACAGCGTAAGGCTTACTTTGCGCAGAAGAATCAAGCTCAGATGGACTCGGTAGACAACAACTTCATGCGCGAAAGCGATAATCGTATGCCTCTCTTCAGGGAGAAAAGGTCTACGACTTCGTTCGGTAGTGGCAAACGCTAAGCTAGGAGCTTAACAATGGCATATCCTTCCGTTACAAGCCCGTATGGGCTTATTCCGATCAATCTGATCGGCGGGCAGGTTTTTGCCGGTTCCACTCGCCAAATCCCCATCGCAACCAACTCTGCAACTGCCATCTTCTACGGTGACGTTGTGAAGCTGCTTGCTAGTGGTACGATTGGCAAGGATACCGGTACTGACGCTGCTACGCCGGTTGGTGTCTTCCTTGGTTGCACTTACACCGATCCGGTGTACGGCGTGACCTTCCGCCAGTTCTATCCCGGCACCACGAGCATTTCCGACATCACGGCTTACGTCCTTGATGACCCGGACGCGCTGTTCAAGGTCGCTGTGTGCGCTGGCACCAACTCGAACACCATCAGCTACCTGACTCAGGCTGCTGTCGGCTCGAACGTCAAGCTGGCGAACGGTGCAAATAACACCGGTTCGACCATCACGGGCAACTCTAGGGTTGGCGTGGACTCGACCGAGGGTACTACCTCGACGTTCCCGATTCGTGTTGTTGATGTTGTCCATGAAACCTCGCCTGTCGGTAGCCCCGGTTCTTACACCGAAGTTATCGTCAAGTGGAATCAGGGTATGCATCAGTACCTGAACCCCACTGGCCTCGCATAAGGAGACTGAACAATGGCAATTTCACGCGCACAGCTTCTCAAGGAGCTTCTGCCCGGCCTGAACGCCCTGTTCGGTCTGGAATACGCCCGCTATGGCGAAGAGCACAAAGAGATTTTCGAAACGGAAACCTCTGAGCGTTCGTTCGAAGAAGAAACCAAGCTGTCGGGCTTCTCGGCTGCTCCGGTTAAGAACGAAGGTTCGGCTATCGCCTACGACAACGCTCAGGAAGTCTTCACGGCTCGCTACAACCATGAGACGATTGCCCTCGGGTTCTCGCTCACGGAAGAAGCCATCGAAGATAACCTGTATGACAGCCTCTCGGCTCGTTATACCAAGGCGTTGGCTCGTGCCATGTCGTATACCAAGCAGACCAAGGCTGCGGCGGTTCTGAACAACGGCTTTGATACCGATTACCCCGGTGGTGACGGTCAACCGCTGTTCTCGGCCTCTCACCCACTGGTCTCTGGTGGTGTCAACTCGAACATCCCGGCTGTCGCTACCGACCTGAACGAAACGGCACTTGAAAACGCTGTTATTCAGATCGCTGCGTGGACGGATGAACGTGGGCTTCTGATCGCTGCAAAGCCGAAGAAGCTGGTGATTCCGCCGAGCCTCCAGTTCGTTGCAACCCGACTGCTCGAAACCGAGCTTCAGGTGAACACGGCTGACAACAACATCAACGCTATCAAGAGCAACGGCTCGATTCCGGAGGGTTACACCGTTAACCACTTCCTGACCGACACCGATGCTTGGTTCCTGACGACCGATGTTCCGAATGGTCTGAAGCACTTCGTCCGTACTCCGCTCGCCCAGAGCATGGACGGCGACTTCGACACCGGCAACGTCCGTTACAAGAGCCGCGAGCGTTATTCGTTCGGCTGGTCTGACCCGCTGGGCATGTTCGCTTCCGAAGGCGCTGCCTAAGGAAACAGGGGGAGGGGGAGAGGGAAACTTCTTCCCCTCTTTTCTTTTTAGTGTTATGCCTACTCAACTAGGTAATTGATCCATACCGACTGCCCTAGCAGACGTAGTAGAGACGGTATGGGGTGGTGCTACTACACGGAGAATTTCGATGGCAAATACAACCTTTTCAGGTCCGGTAATCTCGACCAACGGCTTCGTCGGTGACATCACTGGCAACATCACTGGCAACGTAACTGGTAACGTCACTGGCAACGTCACTGGCAACGTGACCGGTGACCTGACTGGCCGCACGTTCGGCACTGTTACAACCCATTCTGGCGCTGGCGCTGTGCCGGTAACTGCCTCGACTGTACGCCTGACCACGACTGCGGCGAACGCCCTAACGCTGGCCAACGGCACGAACGGTCAGCTTCTGACCATTATCATGGTTGTTGACGGCGGCGACGGCACTCTGACCCCGACCACCAAGACGGGTTACACCACGATTACCTTCGACGCTGTGGGCGACGCTGTCACGCTTCAGTTCATGACGACTGTGGGCTGGATGGTTGTCTCCAACTACGGAACAACCGTAGCCTAATCGGTAACCTCTAAGAAGGAGAAATCCGATGGCGATGCAGACTGACGTCAAAGTAACCAAGCCTTTGGCTGCCACCGGCATGTTTAAAACTCAGACTAACGCCGACGTGACCTTCCGCACCCGTGTGAAGGGCATCTATGTTAAAAACGGTGCTTCGGCTGGTTCTGTGGTTGTAGCTTCGGGTTCGGGCGGTGAAGTCTTGTTCACGTTGGCAACTTCCGCCTCTACTGACACGGGTGACTTTTTTATCCCAGTGCCAGATCAGGGTGTGCTCGCTGAAAATGGATTGCATGGTACGCTGACCAACACCGCTTCCATTACCGTTTTCTACGGGTGACCTATGCAGGCGCAAAAGAGCTACGACCTAGCAGGTAAGAGCATCTTCATCGCTCTGCCCGCATACGACTTCAAGGTGTCCTTGAAGCTGGCGGTTTCGCTCGCTCGCTTTGCGCAGCAGGCTGCGCAGCACGGGGTTGATATTCAGATTGGCAGCATTTGTGGCTGTTCTGTTGTCTCTCGTGCTCGCAATCTGCTGGCGCAAGACCTGCTGGAGTCCAACTGCGACTACCTCATGTTTATCGACTCGGACATCAATTTCGAGCCTGAAGACATCTTCCGCCTTATGGCGTGGAGCACCGACCCCAAGAAGGGCATCATCGCTGGTGTCCCGCGCACCCGCAGCGAAACCAAGACTTACATCGCTACGCTGGACTACGACGAGAACGGCGAACTCACGATGAACGGTATGGGCCTTGTCCGTGCCAAGCGTGTGGCAACTGCCTTTATGTTAGTGCGCCGTGAGGTCTTTGAGCAGATGGCAGCAGCCCATCCGGAGTGGAGATATTATGATACTCGCTCGGATCGTACGCTCACTGCGATGTTTGATTTCCAAGTTACGGAAGAAGGTTACATGGGGGAAGACTTCCTCTTCTGTGACCGTGCACGTGAACTCGGTTTCGACGTCTGGATCGACCCGTCAATCTCGCTAGGCCACATGGGCGTGCAGGAATACACCGGCAACTACGGTAAGGATATCCTCTACCCGATGGTTGTCCCTCCGCAGAGGAACGTAGCGTAATGAGCATTCTAAGAAAACTCGGGAAAAGCGGTATGTTCGGCTTAGCTGGACTCGCAGCCACCAACAAAGGTGCAGTCAACAAAATCGCCGGTAGCGGCGGTTTGGGTGTCATGGGTATGCTGCTCGCCAAGAAAAAACGCGCACAAGAACAAGCTGCTGGCGCTATGCCCGGTCGTCCAATGGTGAGAGAGCCAATGGTAGCTGCCGATTCCGCAGAACCAATGATGCGTAAGGGCGGTATGGTCAAGAAGATGGCCAAGGGCGACACCGCCTCCAAGCGCGCCGACGGCTGCGTCACCAAGGGTAAGACGAAAGGACGGTTTATATGATGCATAAGCGCAAGTTTGGTGCTGGTGGTCCAGCGAAGCGGCCCACGCCAACTCCGGCTGATCGCGCCGCTGCTAGGGCGCAGGATGAGATGCTGAAGAAGGCAAAGGTCACGAAGAGTGAAGCCGCGACCATCGCCAGCGCCAATCGCTCTGAAGGCGGCACTCATAAGAAGGGCGGTATGATTAAGAGACGCTACGCTGATGGCGGTATGGCCGGTGCGGCGATTGATCTCGAAGCCGCTGCCCGTCGCGGTGAGAACCTGCGCGAGCTGGACCGGATGAACTTGTCAGTTCCCAAGATTGCGGCTGCTAAGCCCAAGCCTAAGCCTAAGCCTGCGGCAGCTAAACCGGCTACCTCGGGTATGTCGGACGCTGAAATCCGTAAGTTTATGAGCGACAACGACAGGGGTGCAGACGCCTCGGCTAGGAACAAAGTAACTAAACCTGCTGCGCGTCAGGAGCCTCGCGTTGGCCTTCACAATTTAAAAAACGTGCTTGGCTCTACTCGCAAGTTTGGCGAGTCGATAGGTTTTCGCAACACTCCTCGCCCCGAAGCAGCTAAACCGGCAGCAACTAAACCGGCAGCAGCTAAACCGGCAGCAGCTAAACCGGCAGCAGCT